TTTAATTAAATCAGCAGCTGAGCTAATTAGTGAAGAAACTCCTAATTACCAGTATGTTGCAGCAAGGCTTATCAATTACAAGCTCCGCAAAGAAGTCTATGGCCAGTATGAGCCTTGGATGTTAAAAGACATTATTGATAAGAATATTGAGAGAGGCGTCTACGATCCCGTCATTCTCGATAAGTATACAGACGAAGAACTTGATAAACTCGAATCCTTCATTCAACATAAACGTGATGATGACTTCACATATGTTGGTATGGAACAGTTTCGTGGCAAGTACTTATGTCAGGATCGTAATACTAAACTTTGTTATGAAACACCACAGATTTTGTATATGATGATTGCAGCAACTCTATTTGCTGATTATGATCAAAAGACAAGATTGAAGTGGGTTAAGGATTACTATGATGCAACTTCACAATTCTACATTAGCCTCCCAACTCCAATTATGGCTGGATTACGCACAGCAACACGTCAATTCTCTTCTTGCGTACTTATCGAATCAGGAGATAGCCTCGATAGCATTAATGCTACTAGTACTAGCGTTGTTCGTTACATTAGTAAAAAAGCTGGTATCGGTATTGGTGGTGGTAGCATTCGTGCTCTTGGCTCTCGAATACGGGCCGGAGATATTGTCCACACTGGACTCATACCTTTCCTCAAATACTTCCAAGCTGCAGTAAAATCCTGTTCGCAAGGTGGTGTTCGTGGTGGAGCTGCAACTTGTTACTTTCCTCTTTGGCACCTTGAATTTGAAAACTTAGTTGTATTGAAAAACAATAAAGGTACTGAAGAAACTCGTGTGCGTCAAATGGATTATGCATTTCAAATTAATAAATTGATGTATGAAAGACTATTATCAGGTGGTAATATTACTTTCTTCTCTCCAAATGATGTACCAGGATTGTATGACGCATTTTACTCTAACCAAGACGAATTCAAACGTCTATACGAAAAGTACGAAAAAGACAAATCAATTAGACAATATTCACTTCCAGCTCTTGAAGTGTTTACACAATTACTTACAGAAAGAAAAGATACTGGACGAATTTATATTATGAATGTGGACCATGCTAATGATCATGGTTCTTTTGATTCGTCTAAAGCTCCTATTCGTATGAGCAACCTTTGTTGTGAGATTGATTTGCCCACTAAGCCCCTCAACTCGGCAGAAGACCCAGATGGCGAAATCTCACTTTGTACTTTGTCGGCAATTAACTGGGGGTTAATCAATGAGCCAAAAGAATTCAAAAAATACTGTAACCTCGCTGTTCGAGGTCTTGACGAGTTGTTATCGTATCAAGATTATCCAGTGCCAGCGGCTCATGAGAGCACTATGGCACGGAGGCCGTTGGGAGTGGGAATTATTAATCTCGCATATTTCCTTGCTAAACGAGGACTTAAGTATGATGAAGGATCATTGCAAACAATCGATGAATACGCTGAAGCATGGAGTTACTACCTCATTAAAGCAAGCGTGGACCTTGCCAAAGAAAAGGGACCCTGCCTCAAAAACGACGAGACAAAATACTCATTAGGTCTATTTCCTAAGGATACATATAAAAAAGAAGTTGATGAACTTATTCCACATAAAGAAAGAATGAAATGGAGTACACTTAAAAAAGACGTATTGAAACATGGTATACGTAATTCAACTTTAATGGCCTTGATGCCAGCTGAAACATCAGCACAAATATCTAATTCAACAAATGGTATTGAACCACCAAGAGCTCTAGTGTCGTTTAAACAATCCAAAGATGGCTCAATGGCACAAGTGGTACCTGGTTATTATCATTTAAGAAATAAATATGATTTGCTATGGAATCAGCCAAACCCATCAGGCTATCTTAAAATTTGTGCAGTATTACAAAAGTATATTGACCAAGGTATTTCAGTTAATACCTCTTATAATCCAGAAATGTTTGAAGACGGTAAAGTGCCTATGTCTCAAATAATGACAGATATTATTACTTTCTATAAGTATGGAGGTAAACAACTGTACTATAATAACACCTACGATGGAGCAGGTGAAATGAAAGAAGATGAACCCGTGCCAATGGCACCAATTGATGATGAAGCATGTGAAAGCTGCGTAATTTAGGAGAAAAAAATGTCAGTGTTTAAACAAAAAACGAAATCACACATGGAATCAAAGATGTTCTTTGATGGCGAGGTAGACATTGCTCGTTATGATATGTTGAAGTATCCAAACTTAGATAAGATTACAGATAAGATGTTAGGTTTCTTTTGGCGTCCTGAAGAAGTAGACGTTTCAAAAGATAGAGGTGACTTTAACAGTCTTACTGAAAGTGAAAAGCATATTTTTACGTCCAACCTTAAAAGACAAATCCTATTGGATTCAGTCCAAGGCCGTGGACCAACAGAAACTCTGATGCCAATTGCATCAGTACCTGAGATTGAACCACTAGTTCAAACTTGGGCATTCATGGAGACTATCCATAGTCGTTCCTACACACATATTATTAGAAACATTTATCCAAACCCGTCTACTGTCTTTGATACCATGCTTGATATCGAAGAAATCTCTGACTGTGCAAAAGACATTAGTGCTTACTACGATGACTTTATTGAGTATAGCAAATGGTGGAGCTTGCTTGGTCCTGGCATTCATAAAGTCAATGGAATGACAAGAGAGGTAGATACCTATGAACTGAAACGAAAGCTATGGTTGGCTCTAAATTCAATTAACGTTTTAGAAGGAGTACGATTCTATGTTTCGTTTGCTTGTAGCTGGGCTTTTGCTGAGCTTAAAAGAATGGAAGGTAACGCTAAAATTATTAAGTTCATTGCTCGTGACGAAAATACGCACCTTGCTGCTAGTCAGTCTATTATTAAAACTCTTCCGAAAGAAGACAAAGACTTCGAAAAAATAGCAGTTGAAATGCAAGATCAAGTTGTAGATATGTTTAAATCTGCAGTAGATCAAGAAAAAATCTGGGCTGATTACTTATTTAAAGATGGTTCTATGATTGGCTTAAATGCTAACCTCCTATATAACTATATTGAATGGATCGCAAATAAAAGAATGAAAGCTCTTGGTTTGCCATCACCATATCAAGTACCACAGGCTAATCCACTCCCTTGGACAGAGAAATGGATTGGCGGCGGTAATGTACAAGTTGCACCTCAGGAAACTGAAATTAGCTCGTATGTTATTGGTGGTGTAAAACAAGATGTTAACAATGATCTATTAAAAGGAATGACCCTATAATGAAAATTGATGTTTATACACAATATGATCCGCCTTGTAGTTATTGCATGGCGACTAAAGCATCACTCCATAGTAAAAATATGGAGTTTAATGAATACGTGGTTGGAAAGGATTTGACCAGAGATGAACTAAGAGAGCAGTTCCCACTAGCTCGTACTATGCCAGTAATTCTTGTTGATGGCAAATATGTTGGCGGTTATAATGAACTTATGAATCGCCTGCTTGGTGATGCTGTTAGTGGGATGTCTTTATGATAGAATGCTTTTCGTGTAAATGCAAATTCAAAGTACAATTTGAAGATGACGATGATAAAGTAACCTTTTGCCCCTCCTGTGGAGAAGAAATGTTAGAAGAGATAAATATCTCTGAAGGACATATTATTTTTGACACAGGTGAAGAAGAATGGGATTAACTTGGTACTATGAGAACAAACCATTTGATACCACACCCGATGACTACCAAGGATTCGTGTATGTTATCACAGAATTGGCTACAGAGAAGAAATATCTCGGTAAAAAGAATTTCTGGCGGCCTAAAGTTCTACCAAAAAATTCAAAGAGATCTCGAAGAGTCAGATCGAAGGTTGAGAGTGATTGGAGAACGTACTATGGATCTAACAAGGAGCTCGCTCTCCTCGTTGAGTCCAAGGGACCGGCTGGCTATAAAAGAGAAATATTACGACTCTGTAAGACAAAAGGAGAAATGTCATACTTCGAAGCCAAGTACCAATTTGATAACGAGGTTCTTCTCTCGGATAAATGGTACAACGAATTCATAGGATGTAAAATACATTCTCGCCATATTAAGGGTTTACAATCAAAGGAAAGTGTGTTATAATATAAGTATGAAAGAAAAAGGTAGCAACATAATTCCGTTTCCAAATAAGATGCCTGATAAGATTGTTAAGGAATCTTATGATTTGGATACTGTACACCACGTCGTTAATGTCGTGTTAGAAGAACTAGAAGATCTCGGTTATAATATCGATGATGATCAGTTCAAACGCGATATAAGTGTGGTGGCTAATATGTTGTATGCTTCTTTTGCAAGAGACCATGACTATAATAAGCATGTGTTTCATTTTATTATGGATGAATGCCATAAAATGATAGTTGCAGCAAAAGTGTTCGCTGATGCGCATAGAGATAAAATGCCAATAGAACCACTTGTTGATGACGATGTTGAAATTGAATATGATGAGGACCCTTCCAATGATAATAGTAGACTATAACGCAATTGCAATCGCAGGCGTAATCACACAAAAGATGAAAATTGACGAACATCTAATTCGTCATATGATACTCAATA